AGAATAGAACCCAACCCATAAATATCTCTTTTTACTACAGGAAAAACACTCTCTCTACCATAAGCAGATACATCTAATGGATTTTTAATGGTCCACACATTAGGCTTCAATCTGTTTAATGGCACATCCGAGGACACACCAAAACTACTTAGGTTATAATTATTAAGACCTAGTTGAAAATATCTAAAGGAATAATCTCCGACATTTCTAGACCCAGTTCCAGTTAAGACATTTACCATAGCCGCAGCAAACCCAGCAGCTACCTGATTACTTTCTTCTAAAATAACTTCGGAGGCTCCAGTAGCTTTGTCAATCTTCTTTAGTTTAAATATCCCTCTCATATGAACTTAACCTTCCAATGTATATCTATATCCTTGTAATGATCAAAGATACCAGCAATGCCGTCTTTCCCCTCCATTTTAACAATATTATCTGTTAGCACTATCTTATTAAACAGTTTGTATCTTCTAACAGAAGGATCGTCAATATAACCGTAAGGAGGATTATAGGATAGCCCCACATTAACCCCAGAGGATACCGTATCTCTTATGCCCTCTAAGTCTAGCCCCCACAAACCTAAAGTATCTACTCCCCCAAATATATTTAATAAGATAGCATCTGAGGAGGATGGGTCTGGACCAGGAAGGTTCCTCAGACGCACCTTATAAGTAATTTCCCCCGTAGAAGAAAAATCAACAGCTACAGTTTTATAAAAACTACTACTGGTTGCCAGATCTCCTCCCTTTACAAGAGTACCGTTATCACTTAAACCTACATAACCATACTTATCTGTAAGTTTAGCTAACCCATCTATCCCAGCGTGTAATCGTACACTTGATAGAACATCAACAGCATAATTAGTATGATTATCAGTAGAGCTAATAAAAGTTGCAGACACGATCATACTTGTTGGATCAGGAACATAAGAACCAAGATAAAGAGCATGTCTTCCTATGTATGGAATATAATCATCTGTATAGGACCAACCTTTTAGACCTCCTTCCGTAGATAAATTTAGATTTCCACTTGTACTTAGGAAGGCCCCATTTTGTCCTCTGAGTAAAGTTACACCTATAGCCTTCTCTACAGGAGTAATAACCCCATCTGTTAAAACTCTATCATTAGGGTTGGGTGCTGGGGTAACAGTTCCTACCTCTGGTATATAAGCTGAAACTCCTATATCATCCGTTCTAGGATAGTTACTATTAGTACCGAATCCAGTTCCATAAGTTGAACTTAAAGATCTTCCTCCACTGCCACTAACTATAAAATAGTTAGCTACTGAAGCACTAGTGCCTGTAGTTTTTCCAAAGGGAAAAGTTTCATTCAGTAATGAAAAGGCTAATGTATTGGACCTCTGCGCTGTACCGCTTACAAAAGAAGAAGTCTCAACATAATTAGTAGGTATACGACCTAATTCTAATTGTGGACGAGAGATGTATATAGATCCTGCACTCCCATCTACACCAACTGACCCTACAGTAGTATCTACAAGATCCAAAGATCCGCTTCCTATGAATGGGTATATTCTAGGAGTAATGTCATCATGATTAATGTGATAACCAGTTACAAAAACTCTATACCAATGATTATCTAATTTTTTTATGCCCCCTTTCCAGTTGGGGAATGGGGCTCCTGGGTTATCCATTAAAGTAGCACCCCCACTATTATCCCACTTAATACAAGTTTTTGGGTATGCGGCTGCGGAACTAACTCCTCCGTTAATTTGGGAAAACCCAATGTAATCTCCTGAGGAAGTGGATGACACAAGCACAGGAGGATTGTCTGTATTCCATTTCATATCAACTGAAAAAGTAAACTCAGTACCACTAAAGTATCTCGCAGCGAAAGCCCCATTTGTAGCATTAGTAGCATCAAATTTAATAGTTTGGGATAAGTATGCCGTTGATAGCTGGGTATTTATTAAAGACCCACTAGTGTCTGGTTCTGCGCCAGCTATAACATTAGAACTTAGTATACAGTTAGTTAAATCCCAACCAGTAGTACTTTTTAAATCAGAGTTTTGGAAAAAATTAACCGTTGTATAATCGTGTTGGTGCTTTAAAAAATGATCCTTGTTTTTTGAAGTTGAAAAGCCTTGGGTAGCATAATTAGAAGCATCTAATATATTATCATTTTGTGGAGAAGGGTATTTAACAGAAGAAGGGGTAGTTAGAAAATTAACTATATTTTCAGAAAACCCAACAGTTGTTAAGTTATTCTTTTCCAGTATAAGTTCTCTTTCCCCTTGAGAATTTGTACCGTATATTTTTACTACTCCCTTCATTAATTCTCCAAATGTATTTTTGTATATTGATTATTATTTGTTACGAAGGTTACATGTCCCCCTGGTTGAGACCACATAGGAGCAGCCCTGTAACTAAGCCTACTGCCACCAGATAAACCATATCTATCCGCAGCCTCCCCTCCCCCAGGAAGCCTCTGTCCTATATAAATATCTTTTTCTGCTATACTTGAGTTTCTAGCTGCCAAGTCCTGTTGTAATCTATTAAATTCTCTCAATATAGCTAAAGTCTCATCCTCAGAATAAGGAATATATAAACTAACATCTTTAGTAATATTAGATCCCTTAGTAGTTCCTACTATAGTTATAGTAGAAGGTTCTAGCATAGTAGAACTTGCACCAAGTAATATTGGTCCCGCATATATTCTATCTGCTACCTTTAGAGCCTTACCATTAGCATCTTTTACCCACTTAGAATATTCGGTAGCCTTAACTTTAGAGTACAGAGTAGCTTTAGTATTAGAAATTCCCGGACCAGTAGACTCCTTAAGAGTAACTTTATCTCCACCACTAGCGGTTATCTCACCAGAATAGTCCACCCATATATAAACTCCAGAAGGTACAGCACCCCCATCTTTATATAGGAATTTACTACTTTGTTGCTCTGGTTTATTAATTTCCTCATAATCACTATAAGGGAATGAATGTTTATGGTGTAATCTACTATTTTGAGTAATATCTCTAATAGAAAACTGATCTATAACTCCAAACTTAGCTTTATCAAAGGTATCATACATGAATACTTCTATTATATAATTTTGATTTGTCCTATGTACCTGCTCCTTATACTGATAGTAAGAAAGAGGGACTCTTATTGGAGCATTATTTGTATTAAAGTTAACTACTTTATGAAGAAAAGATGATGGTGTAATATCCATTAAAACATCTTTAGTAGATTTAGATAATATACAAATATCTACATTTTCAGCAACCTCATACACTTCATCATACTTTAGGGTATGAGACAAAGTATTCTTTACATATTGGGGGCCAGTAGTTCCACTTATTACAGAAGGGTATGTTAACTCCCACTTCCCATTTGGCATATAAGTCCAGAACACCTTATTACCATAGTAATCAGTCTCTGTGTCAGTATGTATCCACACCCCATAAGATCCTCCACCTAAAGTATGACTATCCTCTGTAGCTATAAAAGCCCTTAAATCAATTTCAAAATCATGCTCAGGAATTAATAGATTAGTAGAAGGTCCATAAGACCTTACATCATATCTTAATCTAGATAAAGCACCAGAAGGTTTACATAATACTATTGGATTCCTTGCTAAAGCAGAAGGCTCCCCCTTAACAGTAGTACTTGGATCTAGATTAAATATAGTAAACTTAGAATATCCAGCACTAAGGTCAGTAAATTCTACACCAGATAAAAGATAAGGATTTCTATATTCTGGGCCACCAACATACAAATCATCAGTACTTGATGCTGTGATGTTACTTATACCACTTAAGTCTTTAACAGAGAAAGGCTTCTCTTCAGAGATAGCTCTACCAATGAATTGGGAACTTGTATCTACACCAGAACCCTCTACAGTAAAGTTACCGTTGTACACCAAAGGGCCATAAGCATGAGAAAGAATATTTAAACCCCCATCTTTTTGAGTATCTAATAATCCGTTACCCACACTATGCCCATTATAATAAGTTATATAATCTTTAAAAGATTTATGTATACCTGCTAAAGATCCTCTACTAAGTCTCCGTTGTCCTAAGATTGTATTATTAGTTTCTTCTTCTGTGTATTCATACTTATTCCATAAATCATTTTTTATTGAGACGACAGAATTTTGAAAAGAAGATAGATCTAATAAGAATTTATTTTTTTCAGCTAAATACTTAGCTTGATACTCAAACTTCTTGTCTCTAATCTTGTGTAAATACTTATAGAACTCTGGGGTTCTTTCCCTAGCAACATAAGAATTACAGGTGCTTACCTCAACAGAAGCAGATCCTCTGATATCAAAGGTAGAAGAAGCTGGAATTCCACTCATAACTCTGGTAGAATCTAGTCCCCAACACTCAGACCATACATCCAAATTATAGGGGCAGGAAGAAACTTCATAGAGATTAAACGGATTAAGTACTTTATGATATTTAAAAATAAGATTCAATAAGCCCAACGGCTGATATTCAGCCTTTAAATCTTGGCTACTTGTATTAAAGTAGCTTGGCATATTAAACCCAGTTCTAGTATACAGACCCCCCTTTTGTAGATTCTTTTCAAAGTTTCTACGCCGCATTGCGTTTCTGTATAGATTGGTTAATGGGGGCACAGTTATAGAAGACCCCATTAAATTAGCATGATCAAACGGACCATCTATGAAAGATCTATCGAATACAGTCTTATCATTGTGGTTTACAAAAGATCTAATAGAATTTGGTGGGGAAGTATAGGAACTTCCCATAGTTCCTACAATAGATCTAAAGTCCATGCCTGAAGTATGGGAACCCGCCTGTACCCCAGATAGAGTTACATCATCTACCCAATACCGCATGGAAGGACAAATATAATCTAAAGAACTTAGGTTATCCGTGTTGTCTAAATTAACTCTAGTTTGTGGTATAGCTTTAGATGGCGAGAAAGAATCTACTATAGCTAAAGATTGGAAAAAATCTTGTTTTGAAAATCCTAATCCTTGAAAGAAGGCTGCATCAAAAGAACCACTTGAAACATCTACATCAAAATGAGAAGATTTGCCACTCCATAAAGGTATAAAATCATATTTGTCAACTTCAAAATTATCAAATAAATAATCTCTATTAGGTGGTTGGTATACGGAACTGGTAAGAAAGAAGAAACCATTATTATAAAACTTGGTATCCACTGATCCATTTACAGTGTGGTCCCCAACAAAAGATCTAAATGCTTGAGAATTAATAGGTCTCACACCTAAGCATACTAACTCCCTTTCAAGGAAAGCTAAAAGTTCGTCCGTTATATCACAAGTGGAGTAAAACTTTTCCTCTTCCCAGGGAGGTATTGGGAAGGCCCTATTTCTATAGAAGAATTGGAATTTTGGATCGTTTATATCAAACTTAAAAGTTCTAATATAAAACAATTCTGGGAAGAACAGAACAGCTTTAAGAAGTATATTATCCACAACCATTCTGATATTATTATCCATATTTTGTGGATCATAATTATCAATATAATTTTTAGCTTTCTCAGCAGAGAAAGAATCAAAACTATCGAATAATGTAGTATCAGTTTTTATTAAATAATATAATAAGTTTGGTACATAAGACTCATAAAATTCGGATATAGCTGAAAGCTGTATGCCTACTGTTGGTAATACAGTAGTAATAGCATTGTGCAATCCAACCTTAGTTCCCTTTTGTTTATATAACTTTGTTGCCCCACGGATCTGTCTGCGCCAAGAGTCTGGGCTAGATCCATATAAAGTCCAACCTATTAAATCAGCTATATAAGGAAGGAATTCTTCAGGACACTTTTCTATATCATAAATATTAGATAATTTACTTACAGCATTATTAGTATCAAAAAAAGAATAAGATAGGGATTGCAAGAATCTAGCAAATGGAGCAGCCAACTCCTCCCCTTCCAAAAAGTCTCCTGTAGTTATATAATTTAAAAAGGCATCCTTAATGTATGGGTCGTCTTTATTTAAATGCTGCTCAGAGTAAACAATATCTATTAATGTTTTAATAGCTGATAAATTCTGAATACCACTAGTATACACCCCACCCGCAGGGGCATACATTCCTGGTAGTATACTAGGGTATGTAGCTGAAAGATTTTCCCAATCTCTCCATAAGTATTCTGTTAATCCTTTTATACCTGTATTAGTATCGAAAGTAATGGCATCGAAATATACATCACTAATAGCACTAGCCACATAGGAGGAAGGTGAGAAAGCATCTGCGGTAGATCCTTTAGTATTTAAAAAGTAAGCCCAACCTAACTTATCTACAAGGTACTCATGAGTCCCCTCTGATGTATTAGAAAACGCACTAGCCGTATTGTCGGCCATGTTCCCAGTGTTTAAAACTATTTTAGGGAGGACAGTATCCTCCAAAAAAGATCTAAAGGTGGCTCTTTGGTCGGCAGATTCTATAGCAACAGAGTTATCTTTAGTAAAGAAAGTACATTTTTTTCCAGTGTACTCCCCCGCACAATACCCCAAGGGATGAAGTATGTCTAATTCAAATGTTCTAGAGGTAACCTCTGTAAGATTATTTTCTATTACAAACCACCTAGATAGCCCAGGCACTGTTCCTATATCCGAGTAATTGGTAGTTGCGGATATTGCTAATATGTTAGGTTCGTTTATACAAAAGTTAATGTGGCTATTTACTAGAGTGTCGGTCAGTTTGCGCTGAGTACCACTTAAATCATAGTCCTCCGCAAAATAAAATGCGGGAACTACCTTTTCTATTGAGTCTAAATACTCTCTTTTGTATTTTTTATTACTAGCCATTATACATAGTTAACATTGATAACCGTATTATTCAATTGAATAATTTCATTAAAATCTACAGAGATAAGTTCTTCCTCGAAATTATCTATAGTAGAAAATTTAACTTCCTCTATACCAAAAATAACCCTATTTAAAGAAGCAAAGGAAATACTATCTCCAAAATCCACATTATCAGATAAGAAGTAGTCTTTAATAACATTAGATACTTTAGTTACCAAAGTACTTTCTACACCTTGAAATCTACGATCTATATTTACAGTAACTATTAAATCTAAAGTTCTTATAAGCCCATCAGATATAACAACATCATCTGTTATTAATTTCTTTTCAGAGATAGCAGTTAATAATGCGTTTTTAAAAGAAATAGAAGCTTTTTGTAACTGAAGACTACTAGCTTTTTCTAAGATATATAAATCAATTATATTAGCAGACGAGTATGCTTTTCTAGCTACCACAGTTGCCTTCCCTGTAGTGCCAGCAGGGGACACAAACCTACTAGCAAATGTAGCGTAATCGTCTAAGGAGACTATTCTATCTTGCCGTTTAAAAGCTAAGGGGCCATACTTCTTGGCATGGTCCATTGTTTCCGCATCTGCACCTCCTGTGGCTATTTGGGTCTGCTCTAACCTAAAAGAAGCATCTGCGGTGTCATAGGTCCCTGCTATCAAAGTATTTATGTATCCGTCTGGTACATTCCCCCTGTCCCCACCACCTACTCTGTAAGTTACAATATAATCAGAGTTGTTAGTAGGGGATACCCCATTAGTTCCATTTCCAAATATTATTTTAGCTTTAAATTGATCATCATATATTACCTGAAACATCTTATCACTAGAGGAGGAAGCCTGATACAAATCTTCTACCTGTCTAAATGCCCCAGAGGTAGCTATGTCCGATGACTCTAGGAAAACTTGTACACTATTTTGGATTACAGGAGAGTTCTCTAAAGAAATACTTTTAAAGGTGTCTAATTGTGAGAAAGTTCCGCTCTCGGTAGCAAAAGCTCCTTCCAATAAAACAACATCCCAAGAGTTCTCCACTCCTGGTGTATAGTTAGCAGCAGTTATTTCTAAGTCAGCATTATAATCATCTAAAGGAGAAACCACTCCATCAATAGCTTTATATATAGTATAGGTTACTGGCTCTCCATCCTCTGGTGATGTAACAACCACAACCCTATTTTCAGCATCTAATTCTATAGCTTTATCCAAAACAGTAGAAGAGTCGTCAGGCATAGTTAACTTAGCTACGGCTTGGGCCGATGTAGGACCCTTCATAGAAACTCCTACCAATTGAAATAACTTTCTTACGCTCTCTCTATCTTTAGCAGTGTGAATAAAATTTTCATGAGCTAACATGTCTGCCTTCATAGACATTATTGCTCCCATATAGGAAACTAATTCAACTAGCATTATACCTAAATCTGATTCTATAAAATTATTATAATCTACAGGGTATATTGCCCTAATGTACTCTAGCAAAGAAGCCCTTAAAGACGCAAAATCTGTGGCAGTAAAATCTATATAAGATGATTTTATATTATCTGAAATTTTAATGGCTTTCATAAAGTCAGATGCTACATCTGTAAATGGTACAGTCTTATTTGTATTAATACTCATATTGTTATCTCCACATCTATTGGTTGAGCGTGTAAAGAACTCATTACTGTTAAGCTTATTAGTAGTCCTGGCATTCCATAACCTTTTATATTGTCGTCCCCCACAACTCTAGCACTCAACAAAACTATATTAGAAGCATATACTGCCATAGCTCTTTGTATGTCCTGTGTTATCTCAGCCGCTCTATCGGAAGTTAATGGATTAAACAGGTAACGCTCTAAATCCAATCCAAATTCAGGGAGCATTACCCGCTCCCCCTTTCTTGTCCTGAGTAGCTGCATCATCTGTGCTTTTACTAGATGCCTACCCGAAGCTTTATTGAAGAGAGGTTCATTGGAAAGTTTACCTATAGGCCAACCCAACCCATGCACTTTGGTTTTCAGATCACCTATGGTGTTATGTAAAACTTCCTCAGACGCTACTTTTCCGTATAGTACCATTTTTTATAAATCCATATTCTCGAAAAACTTCCTTTGGTGATTGTAATTCGTTACAACCTCATTTTTATTTAGAGCTTTGCCATACATTTTTAAACTTCCTACATACCCATTATAAGAACTCATGATCCCCGAACCTGTATCTAAGAAGCCACCAGAAGAAGTAGCTAAGTTTATATCTCTACCATCAGACCACCCACCACCGACTATCCAGGGAGTAAACAATGTATTATTCTTAGGTCCGTTATCGAATAAATGAACATCACTATACTGATCTACCGTACCAGAAGTATATTCAAAACTACTAGTAGACTCAGTATTGGGTACTATGAAAGACGGTACTTGTGGTGCTGCTCCCGCATCTCTACCAAAAATATTTGATAATGTATCAGTCTTAAGTAAGTTGCCGTTTATATAAAAGTTAAGCTTGTCTCCCCCTACATCGAAGACCACGCTGATATTAACAAATTTATTTACACAGTCTTTTAACTTTACATCGTTAACCATTAGCTCATCAGATACAGTAAACTTTAATATCTCCCCTACATCATTATCACACCCTGCCGCTTTTGTAAATCCAACAGCACTAGTATTATAAGATCTAGTAGGGGCTATAAAGAATACAGTGGAAGGAGTACCTATGTTTAAAGTAGCATCATCCCCTGTAGCAAAATAAGACAACCCTAGAGATGCACTTGTTGCTACGGGGACAGGAACAGTAGTACCATCATTTGGACCACCTACATCCGATAAAGTATATAGAGCATACCCAAAAGGACTTGAAGAATGGGAAGACGCAGTATACCCGTCCCCACTACTAGCTTGCGCCCCCACCGTATATATCATTGTACCGTTACTACTTACACTGAATGTTCCGCTGGCTTGCGTTAGGGCTTGCGGAAGGCTGGTATTCTCTTTATGACCA